GTGTCACCATCAACAACTTTTACTAATTTGTAATTATATTCAAACATTTTACTTCCCGTTCTTTATTTGATCTATTGCTTTTTTATTTGCTGCTATCATATTATCTTGATTTAGATCTATTAACTCTTGAATTTTTTTAGCCTTCTCTTCAGGAGAGTCAAGATGTAACTCAGGATTAATAATTTTTTCTAATTTTAAATTTTCTATTTTAGTATTAGGAACATATCTCCAAACATAACCAGCATCTGAATATACACCAAACACTGTTTCTGTTATTCCTACTTTAACTATAACAGCAGGTTTGCCATCTAGTATAACATGATCACTTTCATTGAATGCTTTATTCATTCTAAACTTCATACCTTTAACTAATGATGTCACCCATTCTTTAATCCATAAAGTAGCCACAAGTGATATTAGTAAAGCTATCCAAGGTACTAAGAATAGTGTGAGATCCATTGATGCTTCATCTATCATAATTTTTTCTTTCCTGATGGTACATCTCTTGCTGTACCTCCTAATAGTTTAGTTAACTCTGATGTGTTACCTACAAATAAATTATTGTTAATTGTTTTAGGATCTACATTATCATCTTTAAATAAATCTTTTGCTTTCTTTTGTAAATCAATTAAATCTCTATTAGTATCTGTTACAGTTTTTATTAGCTGTCCTGCAACTTCATATGCTCTAGGTGACTGACTTTGTTGTGCTAAATCTAATATACCTTCTAAAGCATCTCTACCTCTTTCAACTAAATGATATAAATTCTCTCTGGAGTAATCTAAATCTCTTTGAGACTGATCATCTTTAGGTGGCTCAACAACTGTAACTTCTTTTTTTTCTTTTACAATTGGAGATATATCTAAAGTGTCTGCTATTTTATCTTCTTTAGGCTGATGTGTTTGCACTGAACCATTCCTCAAAATTATGTATGTACCCGTAATCGTCATCTTCATCTATACTATCTATGCCAACTGATAATGAGGCATTAGATGTTGGACTTCCNTTTGCTAGTAGACCAGGTGTAGTTGTTGTTCTACTATGTAAATAATATCCAGCTGATGAAGAATTTGTTACATTAACATTTGCAAATACTGTATTGGATGGATGTTGATTTGCATAAACAGTGGATGTGTCTACATGTGTCATAACATTAGCTGTTTTAATAACACCAGTTTTTCTAACTGGACCCCAGAAATAACCTTTCATTGTAAAATTCAATGTATGTATTAAAGCTCTTCTTGTTTCAAAATCTGCTTCATAGGTATCTGATACACTAACATTATTAAGTACAATTGGTATATCTTGTTTCCAACCCATTTCTGGAATTAAATTCATAGTTACAGACCACTCAGGTGTAAAGAAAGGTAATATTTGTTCTACCAATCTTGTAGAATCTTCTGCAGCTTTTGTCATAAGGTTTAATTCAAAACCTATATCATATGGTACAGGTGTGTATGCTGCATACAATTTTTTCTTATCATCACTAAGTGCTGCTACATTTCTATGAATTTTATTTAATTTTCTTTCTGNAGCATAANTNTANGANGTCATTTCAAATGACATACGTGGTAAAGTTATAGCTACCTTTCTATTAAGATCAGGATCTTGTTCTAATCTAGCTAATGCTTTTTCTCTAGGACCATATGCTAATGGTACCTTTATATTTTGTATTATATTACCAGCTGAATCTTTTCTTTGTACAATAAGATCATTGAATAAAGTACCAAATACTATCACATACTTACGTAAATGATTATGTTGAAAATCGTGACCAAACATTAGAAAGTACCACCTTCACTAAATGGATCAGAGTCACTAAAGTCTATAATTGCATCTGCATCCGTTTGTAGTTGTATGTTATCTGAATCTGTTATTGTATCAAAGTCTCTATCTGATTCTGAGCTTGCATCACTTCTATCTTCAGCTTCTGATAATATTCTATTACCTTCTTCTGTAAATAAAGGTGTTATACCATCTTGTAATAATAGTTGGGTGTCTACAAATATATCAGTACTATGTGTATCCATTATAGTATCTACTTCACTAAATCCAGTATTCATTCTTTCACCAGCATACTCAAACAATTCACAAGTAATATCGTAGAATTGTAATGAACCCATTTGATAAAATGTTGGCTCATGCTCTACAAATTTTATTTCAAATATTTTTTTATTTAATGGAAGATAAACTANATCACCTTCTCTTGGTCTTGATATTGATTGATCTGCTTGAATTGTTTCAGCAAACTCACGACGGGCAACAGAGAATGTAATTCTATCTCTAATTTCTACACCAAACTTACTTAGGAAATCTCCNTCNCCTTCAAAACCATCTACATTTCTAATATACATTACAACTTGACTATGAGCAGCAAAGTAACCTTTGCTAGTTTCATTAAGTATATCATCTGTGTCAGAATATGTTTTAGCCATATAACCAACATCAATGCCATACATCTTAATTGATTCGTATGCCAAATCATTAATTAAATTTTGTTCGTCTGCATTTCCAAAATGATTGAAGTACAGATTTGTGCCTCTTGCCATTTAATTATCCAGTCAGGTCATGAACGGGTAGAGAATAGCTAACAATCATTTCTTCTTCTAATTTTTGTTTCTCTTCTAAACCCTGTTGTAAAATTTGCTCTCCATTAAATTGAACACCACCAGGTAATTGCATTCCTGTAAACTTAGTTAAATTTTTACCCCATTGAACTTGGAATAAAGCAGTTACATATCTTTGTAACCATCTATCACCCCATACGTCTGTATATGTATCTGGATCAAGTTTCTTATAAACTTTGGCTATTAAGTAATCATCCACATTTACTTTTTGCCAATCCATGTCAACACTTAATCTGTTTTGATGTCTATTATATCTTATTGGTTGTTTACCAATTAACATTTCTTCTATAAATCTAATATTCATAAAGTTCATAAAATATGGTACAAGATCGTATCTTGATAAATCATACAAATCATTTAATGCTATTTGATATCTAACATTAAATAAATTATTTGTACTTGTTGCATCACCTATATCAAATATGTCTACAATTCCAATTGTATTGCTATCTGTAATAGTAATATAATTATTATCTATATCTGTTTGTGTAATTTGATGTTTAAGCCATGTTGTTTCTACACCATCAAAATGATAATCTTGAAAGTACAATAATGCTTCATCAATACGATCATCCATTTGATCATCATCAATGTTTATTTCAATTACAGGTTTGCCCAATCTACGTAGACAAAATTCTTTCATTGTTGCTCTGCTACTAGGTGTTGCCATTTGTTATCCCCAAATCTTTGTACCACTAGAATTATATATTTCTAGTTTATTACCGTTACTGTCTTTAAGAGATCCTCTAAAATTTACATTATAAAGATTTGCAGTTGATGTGCTTGTCATTGTTATATTGGCTTCTGTATTGACAGCTTGCTTAAATGTATCAAAATATACATTAGCTGCTTTTATTTCGTTTATAGAAGATGTTGAATTTGCAACAAGTGCTTGGTTGGCTGTTAATGTGCCAGGACTTCTTATACCACCTATAGATATTACGTTAGATGTATTACCATCTTCTCTACCAATATGTAGCGTTTGACTATTTGAAGACCATGCTACTTCACCAAATTCTAAAGTACTTGGTGTTGCAGTATTTGCTGATCTTTTGATTTGAATTGTNCCAGCCATTAAAANCTTCCTCCATCTAATTGTCTTGTGTCTGCTTTATAGGTATCATCTGCTTTGTTGTACCTTAAAACGTGGGTGTTAGCTATATTTGTTAAACTAACGTCTTCATTTCCTACAACTGATTCTGCTCTTCTGCTTAATACTTTTGTTGAAATTGAGCTAGTAGTAGATAATGTCCCACTTACATTAGTAGTACTACTCAAAATGTTCCTCCATCAGCTGCTGGTTCTTGCAATAAAAATAAATCTCTTTCAGCATTATACACTAGTATATTGTTATTAGCTTTACTTACTTCTCTAACATCATCTAATTTATCTAATCTTGGTGAATCACCTAACCCAGTTGTTTGTGCTACCTTTACAGCTAATGCTGTTTGATTAGTTAATATAGTATTATTTGT